TCAATACGAATCCAAGAACCTAATCCAGCATCCACAATATCTGCAAATCTGTCTTCTGACATATCAGAGGAAATAACAGGGGTATAAGTAGCAGAACCAAGCAATAAGTGATTTCTACGAGATACTTTGTTATACAAAGCAACTTCACGATCAACCAAAGGCATAAGCAGTGGTTCAATACCGTCAATAGCTCCATTTAAAGGGTAAGCTGGAATTTCTGTCATTCGTTTGTTATTAATTAAAAGGTTATCAATAGTACGAATAAATTCCCATTCACCTGTACCGTTGGCACCACCTAAAGAACCGCCACGCGTTTGGTATTCTTGTTGTTCGACACCATTAATAAAACTTACATTTTCGCCGCCGCTATCTTTGTTACGCTCATATACATTAATATAGAAGTAACCATCAGCAGCAATAAAGTGATCAAACACAGTATCAACGTAATCCGGATGCCATTCGTTTTCACGATAGCTCTTCTGATAGGAACGAGTGATTAATCGGGTAAGAGTAATGTCTCTAGTAATAGGGTGAACAGATGTTTTCCAGTTAATTACAGATTCTGCATTCAATAACACAGGATAAGGCCGTAACATTTTTTGTTCTTCTACACTAAGCATATCCATATCTGGTACAGTTGGGAAGTCCACATATACCCATGCTCTACTTGTTTGCATTTCTTCCCAGATAGCTTCGTCTAGAAAAGATAGCATTGACTGATTATCAGAAGTGAACTGATGAGTCAACCATTCCTTTGCGCCTTCTGGGGCGTCATCGGGAAGGTTCATTACAGGAGGCTTACGCAACAAACCCGAAGTCAAGACCTTGGCGTATTGCGCGGTCAACCCGGGTAGTTCAGCTTCTGCTTTATAAAAGTTGTATTGTTCTTGCGTCATTGAAGGTGAAAATGGTAAAAGAATATTTTGAGACGCATTAACTGTACTGTCTAATTCTTTTGCTTGGTTCTGACCATTCAGTATTGCGCGAGAGGTGCGCCACAGCCGCCTGAGAGACTCATATCGAGCATTAGGGTCGCCGACTGATTTGGAACGATTTCCGGTGCTATTTGCTATCATCTTCGTCTACCTTGTCTGATTGAGGGTCTTCAGTGATTAGTTTTTCTTCAGCTTCTTTCTTTCGAAAAATAGCATCATATGCCTCGTCAAACCGTTTATGGTTAGTAGGGCGTTGTTTTGATCCTTTCCCATTCATAACGGGTTCTCCTTTGGCATTCTATTTCTTTTTACTAGGCTTTAATAAATAATCTTTGTCTCTCATTGTAGTAAGTCCTTGTTTAAATTAGTTTTAGTTGTTCTTTATAAGGCGGTATTTTTATTTTAGAAAGAAAAGCCTCTTTTTACAGTTTTAGCATGATTTCTTACAGGAAACAAATATTCAACAGCATATCTTATTCCGTCTGTCCAATGCTCAATTCCTTCAGTTTTATCAATAATTAACGCTTCTGGGTTATTCTCTTTCCAAGATGTACGCTCAATAGATTTAATTGTATTTACACAATTGGGGGCAACGAAAAAATGAACCTTGTCATCAGCTGTTTTAAGCATTCTGTTTACTGCTTGAACTGAGTCTGCGATTGCTGGTGCGCGTGATCTTGCTAAGGTAGCTAACCCGTGCGACTTTAAAATAGAAAAATCTGTCCTACCCACTGCAGCTGAGCTTTTCCTCGCTCGACCGCTCGGATCTGGATACGTAATGATCTTATGACCCTTATACTTCTCAGCTAAGTGCTTCGCTAAAGTCTCAGTATCAGGATGACCTTGGAACTCATCAAGAACATGGATCTGCCCTCCTCTAACAGCAAAGGCCACACTTGCCATAATACCCACGTTAAAGTCAATGGCAACGTGGACATCTTCCTTGGCTTCAAAGTAATCTAAAGGCTGAACATTCGTAGTTCGATTAAAATTGTAAAAGACTGTATTACCAGAATCCTCAAAAGAGGCCTCATATTCCCTTTGGAACTTTAGGGCATCAATGGTATGCTTAGTCTTTTCAATTTCATCAGGGTCTAGATAAGGGCTGTCTCTGTAGGTAAATCGGTAGCTCTTCCAATCAGGGTCTCTTTCTTGGAAATTAAATTGCTCGTAAAAATAATCCATCCCCATAGGAGTGGAGATTATCAGTGCCCTTCCTGGGCTTGGAGCTCCATGTATTTCTGCCATTTGCTCTGACCATCGGGTCATTATACAGGGCTGAATCACGGATTCCCATGACTCTTTCGCTGTAGAACCCGCGCCTCTCCATGATGTTGTTTCATCGCACACAACAAAAT